AATGCGTTTTATGCGGAAGACTAAACCCTACCGCGTAGTGGCTAGAACCCACATCGGACTTCTTTAAGGAGAAAACAAAATGGGACGTCCTCTTAAAATCAAAAAAATTACCGAAGCTAGTTATAATGCTAGTACCGGTGCAAATCCAGGTGTTGACATTGGTTTCAATGCATTGACAAGTTTAACAGCACCTGTGTATCCAAGTAATGTATGGACTGGCACAGAATATCTTGGCGTAGTTGGTGGTGTTCAGCCTCCAACAGTGGCTACTGCAAACTATCCAGTAGTCAAGTGCGAAGTGAATATTACCAACAGTTCTAGCGGTCAAGCGGCTGGATTGATTATTCGTCAAAAAGGCTCACGCAAGTTCTTGGTATCTACCACAGCCGGTATTGATCCAGAAAACGCAGTGATTGGTGGATCACCAACAGTGGCTTTACGTATTCGTGTAGTAGGCGATACCAACTGGACTGCTATGGGTGCTCCAGCAGGCTATGGTGTAGGTACAGTGTTTACACCAACAGCAGCTTCGGCAGCAGGTACAACAGGTACAGCTCAAGAAGTTGGTATCTGTGTGTTGGTTAACGACCTTACACCAACTGCTGGGAACATGAGCATCAGCTATTTTAGCAACGATTCTACTGAAACTGCTATTAGTAAAATTACCAACAAGTTCCTACAGAACTTTGCAGGCGGTGAAACAGGCGGCTCAGCCAACACAGGCGACGTCTGGAATCCAGATCTAGTTGTTAACAATGTGGTATATGCTGACAACTTCTTCAGTGACGAAGGCACAACAGCCAAGTCTGGTGCTGAAGTTGATACATGGGGTACAAACGGTTCTGAGCAATTGGCAACAGGCGCTTTGGATCTTGCTATTGTAGAAAACTACACGAGCTAATTTTGTTGTAACCCTAAAATCCCCACAATAAGTACTGTGGGGATTTTTTTATGACAGCATTTATACTTGGCAACGGCATTAGCCGAAAAAGCATCAATTTGGATTTGTTAAAACAACAAGGAAAAATCTATGGTTGTAACGCTCTCTATAGAGAATTTACACCCGATGTTTTGATCGCCACAGATCGGGCCATAGCCGCACAAATACAAGAATCCGGCTATGCAAAAAATCATAAATTTTACACCCGTAGACCCATTGAAGGACTGGGCGCACTATTGGTTCCAAAACCATATTATGGATACAGCAGTGGACCCAATGCGCTAGGCATAGCCTGCATAGACGGTAATCGTACCATATACTTGCTAGGATTTGACATGGGTCCAACAGAAACTAACCTGTTTAACAACATCTATGCTGATACGGAATTTTATAAAACATCAGCACACCCACCAACATTCACTAAAAATTGGGTAAAACAAATAAAAAAAATCATGACAGATCATAAATTAGTAAAATTCGTCCGTGTGCAAGGACCTACTACAGCACACATTGAAGAATTTGATTCCATATCAAATCTAACTCATCTAGATCTTGACACCTTTACGGACCGCATAAATAACAAAAAGGATCTATAGATGTCTACATATAAAAATACCAGCGGCGATCTGACACTAACAGGTGATAATGGCCTGGCGGTTCTTACGATCAACTATGCTGATACTGTTTTTAATGGTAATGTTATATACACAGTACCGGCTGTGACTGATTTTGCATTTTTAACTGTGGCAGCTAACAACACTGGTGGTATCACCGACGCTGGATTGTTAATGCAACGTACTCCGGGCTCATTTGCAGGGTTACGATTTGACACCACCGCCAATAGCTGGCAGGTTAGTCCTAGTGTAACATCATTAGGTGTTCCAGTTGCAGCCTATTCAAATATTGTAAGTGGCGCAGCTGGTTCAACTGGAGCAATACAATTTAATCAAAACGGTGAGTTTGGTGGCAGTAACAACTTGTCGTTTGATAGCGGTAACAGTTACATTTATGCAAATACAGCACAGTACATTGGGTATCGACCAACACCGCCTAATGTGGCCAATACAGTTGCAATTTACAGCAACGCCATTGGATCTGGCGGAACTGGGTTATATTTTACCTCCAACGAAGCCGCCGACGAATTGGTTAGCAAAAGTACTGCCATCGTATTTGCAATTATATTTTAAGGAACAACAATGTCAATAACAACATCTTACATAACCTCTACTGGTAACACAGTTTACACCAGTAGTGGTAACACTGCAATTACATGGTTAACCGTGACCAACTATGGTAACAGTGATGTTTCTGCCAATGTTTGGGTAGTACCAAACGGATCATCTCCGAGCAATATAAATCGTATCATAGCAAGTCTTGCTATTTTGTCTGCGGCCAACACAACAGGTGGCGATACATATCAAATTTATGTAGGCGGCGAAAAATTATTGCTAGGCAATGGCGACTCAATTTATGCCACAGCTTCGGCTAACACTCTCAATGCTGTAACTTCTTACACAACAATTTAATGGGTTATTTTGTAAAAAATCGACGCCTAGATTCTGGTAGTAGTGGAGTTGTAATACCTACTGGATCTGCGGCTCAACGACCCGACAGTCCAAATTTTGGCATGATTCGCTACAATACAGATTCTGGTCTAGTAGAATTTTTTAATGGAACTATCTGGAGCTCTTTAAGTGCTGGCGGTAGTATTACCTACACAGTGGACGACTTTACCGGCAATGGCGTACAAACAGTGTTTAATATGAGTGTGGCAGAAAGTACAGCAACACAACTGATAGTGTTTGTGGGATCAATTTATCAAGATCCTGCTACGGCCTACACTGTCAACGGTGGCTACGACATTACGTTCACATCAGCACCGCCTAATACTGTGCCGATCAACGTGATTCACTCCACAAACTAATCAGCTAAATACCCTACACAGGGACAATCTATGGCAGTTAATTATGTAAAAGGACAGATACTATCAAGCAATCTTGAACGAGATGGCATTGATCTGTCTATTAGTAATGCCAACGTTGGCATTAATACTGTCAGTCCTGCGTCCACGCTTGAAGTAGCCGGGGTTATCACAGTTGGAAATGTGACCATTTCTAATATTGGCAATATCAGTGCTGGCAATGTCAACATCAACAACCTAGCAGAACCAGTGGCCAACAGTGATGCCACAACTAAATTTTATGTAGATCAAACCATTGGTAATGTTTCTGGTAACCTACTAGGTAATACCATACAGATTGGAACACCCACTGATGGCAGCTTGACTACCAACGTGGCTTATCCGGGGTGGACCACCGCTACTTTTGTAACTGACGGCCTAGACGATCTAAATCAAGTGGCTTTGAATATTGCTGGAAATACCTACGTAGGTAATGTTTATATCACAGCCAATGTGACATCCGGGCCAAGTCCACTGAGTGTGGCATTCGTTGGCCACTACATTGGCAATCCTAATAGTTATCTTTGGGATTTTGGTGATGGCACAACCAGCACACTAGCTAACCCAACGCACACCTACAGCAACGTGCTTGGTGGCCAATTCACAGTTGTATACACTGCCTACAACACCAATGGAACATATAATGGTAATGCCGCGGCCGGAGCCAAAGGATCAACAGCAATATCAACCAATACCAATTATATTACTCTGTATACACCGTTGCCAATACCGTCATTTACCACAAGCCCTACAACGTTGGACACTGGTAGTAGTGTAACACTGACCAACACCAGTCAGTATGCCACGTCATACACCATAGACTATGGTGATGGCAACACCGCAGTCAATCCTGGAAACTCATGGACTACCAATAGCCATACCTATAACAATTCAGCCAACGTTGATGCTCTTCGTGGCATCACATTAACAGGAGTAAATCAAACAGCTGGTAACGCACCACCATACAGTGTGACATCTGCAGCGACCAATGTTAAAGTATATACACCGCAAAGTCCTGCTGTTACTGCTAACGTAACAACAACTATTAACTATTTGTCTACCTCTGGCGGCGTAGTAAGTTTCCGTAATGATACTCCGGGTAGTCCTGGTAACACTGCAAGTTTTGGTGCACAACAATTGTACAACTTCCAGTGGGGCGACAGCACAGCCAACAGCAACATTAACATCCAAACTGGACTGGCTGGCAATCCTAGTGCGGCCAACATTACACATACCTTTGCACTTACTTCGGTGCAACAAAACGCTGCGACCACAGTGAACCGTGTGGCCAATCTTTGGTTATACACTGGTTACAGCACCAGTCCGTTTAAGTCTAGCAATGTAACTATTTCTATCGAGCCAGAAGTCAGGGCCGGCTTCGTAGGTACCAGCAACACACAAACTGATGCCACCGGATTTACATCTAATGCACAAGTTGGATATCTATACACTGACTACAACGGTCTTGATCGTAGTTTGTTTAACTTTCAAAATCAAACATCACCCAATGTGGCCTTTACCGGCAATGTATTCAATTGGACTTGGGGCGATACTACTAGCAATACTGGTTTAATAACTTTTGCCAACGTTTCTCATTCGTATTTGACTGCTGTAGGATCTCCAACCACAGGCACCAAGACCGTGGCTCTGCAGGCCAATGGTACACCGGGTACTATTTCTCAGAGTAATACATTAACTCGAACTAATTATATTACCATACTGGCCAATCCCACAACACCTACTAATCTTAGCGGCTATACCAATGTGACCATAGCCACAGCCAGTCAAGGAACCAGTCCGTTACTAGCGGCTGGAGCCGCTGACAACACTGGCGGCAATATTGTGGCCAACGGTACATCAGTAATTCGTGTGGCCACCACTACACCGGTCACTACCGGCACACAAGTTCAAAATGCCAACACCGCAATCACAGGCACCTTGGCCGCCTTTGTCAACAAAACATCCGCAGGTAATGTGACATTTACCACAGGTGGAAATACAGTAGGCACGACGGGAGCACTAGTCATATCAGCTGATAGAGATCTGCATGTGGCCAATGCTGCTGTACCTACAGGATTCTACAAGGTATTTTCTGCTACTATCAGCAATACATTAGCCAGCTTAGGCACCGGCTACAATGATTTCCAACTGAGACACACAGTGTCAGGAAATACCAATACCGTGGGCATGGTTAAAGACAATTTGAATTCAGCACCCACTTTAATAACTAGCAACGTGGCCATGGCAGGGAACGTTAGTGGTACCTATACTTATATTTCAGGTATTCCGTATTACAGTGCCACAGGAAGTCCAAGTGTTACAGTGTCCACTTTAGAACTGCAAAACTTTACCGGTCAAACTTTCCGCAGTGCTGATCCATTTACATTGAGTGCTGGCTCGGCAATAGAAGGCACTGGATCAATCATTACCACACAAACTAAAACTTTGTCTCAGATCAACGGAACATCCAGCATGCTCACCGGTAGTAATGTCAACGCTAACATAGGTATCACATCAAATTACACCATGGGCAATCTTAATGTTCTGATCAATGGCGCAGTCAATGCCGTAGCAAACATAGGAGCCAACATATTCAACGTGATTGGCACCAGCACCACAGTTCAGTTACCAACTAAAATACAGGTAAATGCCGCGGCCAATACTGGAATCAGTGAAGGCAATATTGCGGTCAGCGCCACCTTGGGATCCGTATATACCGACAACGCTTTACGCATAACCGGCTTTGGTGCCGCAAGCAACACACCAGCATTCAGTGGCAGCACCAACTATTACACTGGCAACGTTTGGACTGGTGTTCAAACCATTGCTGGAACCCAAGAAGCAGTTGACCGATATGGAGTAGTTAAACATTACGTAACTGATTTGTCTACTGGGTATTTGCCATTGGGCCCTGATCTTGCTACCGGACGTAGTGGATTACAATACTTTACTTTTGCATTCCGTAGAGCCACTATGGCCAACTTTGACATTAGGCTTACTACTACCACAGGCATTGCTGGCATGTGGATTGCCGCTCCTGGAACTACAATTGACACGGGTGGATTTAGTTCACCTACTCCAGGATTTCCAGGACCAACAAGTACCCTCAGCGGTTGGTTAACCTGTTCACTACAGTACAACGGATCAGGTGTTCCTGGAGCAAACATAGCTGGCGGTGGTAACGGTACTAACGGTGTAGCTCTAACTGGAGCTGATGTTGTGCCACTTAACTCAGCCATTGCTAATGTAAGCTATACTATGACACTGGGTTCACAAAATTCAAGCAACAGCACAGGTAATAATATCCTAATTCGTATAGCATTGAACACCAATCAAACTATAACTGCACTTTCAATAGGAGACGCTGCATAATGCCTGCTTCATTTAACGAAAGTCAAAAACTAGACTATCTTTGGAAGAAAGTTGGTTACGGTGTAGCTAAAACTTCTATACCTCCTCCCGGAAGCGGTAGCAAAGAAGCATTTAACGAAAGCATAGCCAGCCCTTTGCTGTATCGTGGTGACTTGGTCTGGACCAACAGCGGAGACATTCCTGCTACACCTCCAAGTAATACCACATCAATTGTTCAAGTTTACAAAGACGGTGGTGGCGGCGGATATAGCCCAACAGTACAGTGTACAGAAGATCTAACAGCACCCGACAATCAAACCTGGAAAACCAATTTAACTAATTGGATACCTACACAGTTTGGAGACAACTACCTAGTGGTGGTTTATGTAGACACCACTGGATCTATAACTCCACAAACCACAGGCACTAGATTGTTTCAAACAGGATCTGGATCAGACGACACTTGGTTTTTTGACTATCAAGCCGGCGTTTTAAACTTCAACGGTGCAACTATTCCAAGCGTAATTGCTGGAGGAGTCACAGGTAAATCTGTGTTTATTGTGGGCTACAGATATGTAGGACCATTTGGTGTAGCTGGCACAGCTTTATTGGGCAACTTGACCATAAGCAATACCACAATCAGTACTGGGTTGGCCAATGCAACAATTACACTACAACCCACCGGTACAGGATTGGTTAGTATCGACACCACAACCGGATTGATATTGCCAGTGGGCAACACTGCTCAACGTCCTAGTCCTGGTGCAACAGGAACTGTTAGATTTAACACCACAACTTCCAGGGTAGAAGTGTATGATGGCACAGAATGGGACACGATTGTTGGGGGCGTTACAAATCAAACCTTATATGGCAACGGTGTGGCCACTGCATTTACGCTGAATCGTTCAACTACTACATCGGCTGCGCTGGTCATGTTAAACGGTATTACTCAAGTGCCTGATCAAGCGTATTCCATGGTTCCAAGCCCTAGTGCTAATTTAGTGTTTACAGAAGCTCCGGAAACCGGTGATATTATAGACATCAGATTCTTATAAAATCCTTGTTAAATCAACAATTTTTTTGCTGTAAAATAAATACAATATACATCAATAGACCACGGCTGTCTACCCAGCAACACCTTAGCTCCAGAGCAAATACTTCCTAAAACTGTGTTGCAATACTCAAAATATCCAGGTTATGGTAAATAAGTCATAGCCTGTGAATTGTCACGGCTAGCAAGATTTTAATTGGTTGAAAAGTTTTCAATCAATATGAAGCAATGAAGCCAACTGGAGACTATAATGGCCGTCACAAGAATTAATAATAATCAAATAACTGATGCAAGTGCAGGTAACACATATCTTGGTATCAATGCCAACACTAAACTGCAAAATTACTCAATCACATCCAACAAGATCGCTAACAGTTTAACCTACAACAGTGACCTTACCATTACAGGTAATTTAACAGTCCAAGGTAATAGCACAGCAATTGACACCACTATTACCACAATTGAAGATCCAGTAATTGTACTGGCCAGCACACAAGCCGGTGCTCCACAAGTGGACATTGGTTTCATTGGCGAGCGTGGCTCCAGTGAAAACATTGCATTTGTATGGGACGAAAGTGCTCAAGAATTTGTAACAGTTTATACCAGCACAAGCGAAACCAACACAACTATTACCATAACTGGCTATGCCAATGCTCACGTGGGCAACATGGTAGTAGGCGGCACCACCAGTTTATCCGGCAATGTGATAGGCGCAGCAAACTTCACTGGTAACGTAACCGGTGGAAATTTACGGACTCCAGGATTGATCAGCGCCGCTGGCAACGTGACAGCAAATTATTTTATTGGTAACATCCAAGGAAATATTAGTGCTGCTGGTGCAAATACTCAAGTGCTGTTTAACGACAGCAACATAGCAAACGCCACAAGTGGATTCACATTTGACAAAACAGCAAACTTGGTCACAGTTGGCGGCAACGTCGATGCACAAAATTTCAATGGCAATGTATTTGGAACCAGTGTCAGTGCAAGTGGTACTGTAACTGCAGCCTCAACAGTGGGTGGTGTAATCACTGGTTCAAGTACCAGTGTCACAGGTACACAAACAGCCGCAAGTACTGTGGGTGGTGTAATCACCGGTTCAAGTTCGTCAGTAACAGGAACACAAACAGCTGCCTCAACAGTGGGCGGTGTAATCACTGGTTCAAGTTCATCAGTAACTGGCTCACAAACAGCTGCCTCAACAGTGGGCGGTGTAATCACTGGCTCAAGTACCAGTGTAACTGGATCACAAACAGCTGC